TTTGACACTCACATTGGCCATGACTTTATTGATGATGCCGATGAACGCTATGAGTTCTACCATCGAAAAGAAAAGAGAGTGCCATTTGATCTCGACTACTTTAATGTCATCACAAACGGTGGTCTTCCCAACAAAACCCTCAACATTGCCCTCGCCGGAACCGGAGTTGGCAAAAGTCTATTCATGTGTCACTGTGCAGCCGCCAATCTCTCAAGAGGCAATAACGTCTTATACATCACCCTCGAAATGGCAGAAGAACGTATTGCCGAAAGAATTGATGCCAACCTACTAGATATTGCTGTTGATGAACTAGAGATGATACCCAAGCAATCTTATGATGTTAAGATTGATAAGTTAAAGTCAAAGATTACTGGTAAACTTATCATCAAGGAATATCCTACTGCTTGTGCTGGTTCAGCAAACTTCCGTCATCTTCTTAATGAATTGAAGATCAAGAAGAACTTTATACCTGACATTATTTACATTGACTATCTAAATATTTGTCTATCATCGAGGATTAAACATGGATCCAATGTCAATTCTTACACCTTGGTTAAAGCTATCGCAGAAGAACTTAGAGGATTGGCCGTTGAACACAATGTTCCAATCGTCTCAGCAACGCAAACCACTCGCTCAGGATATTCTAACAGCGACGTTGGATTGGAGGACACATCAGAATCTTTTGGTCTGCCAGCAACTGCTGATTTTATGTTCGCTCTTATTTCTTCAGAGGAACTGGAATCATTAAATCAAATAATGGTTAAACAGTTGAAGAATCGTTATTCTGATCCTGGATCTAATCGTAGGTTTATTGTTGGGATTGATCGTAGTAAGATGCGTCTTTATGACGTAGATCAATCAGCGCAGGAAGGATTAGTAGATGATCGCCCAGTGATGGATAAGGGCAAGTTCATGGAGGAGGAAAATGAACGACACAAACCAAGGAGTAAATTCGACAGGTCCAAGTTCGAGGGCTTCAAGTAATACAATGACAACCGACGAAATAAAAGAACTAATCGGTATACCTTCATGGGTGGATAATAATATAATTGAACAAGCAGCAGCTGATGTGTTTCAAAATATTATTGAAGAAAATGATAGGAAATTTAAATTAAAAATGGCAGATGATATTTGGATAAAAGTAAAAGGATTTCCTATTCCTGATTGTTATTCCGAGGAAGACCGATTGGGTATCTATGAGCGATATTATCATAGAGCAGTAGCAATGTCACAGGGAGAATAAGATGATTGTATGTTCCTGTAACTATATTGATACTGTTGACATCAAGGCGGTTCTAAATTATGGAACAGAACCAACTGAAGAACAGGTTCTTAATATGCTTGCATGGACGCCAGAGTGTTCCTATTGTAAAGAACTAATCACTAACGAAATTCGTAAATGTATTCAGGAGATGGGTCATGGCAGTTAATTACAGCACTATTGAAGTCGGTGGAAGTTATGTTGTTGAGGAAAAGCAGACGGGTCATTACGTCTATGTCGCTGACACAAAGGAACAGGCAAGAAAAATGATGAAACATTTGAATCTTGGTGGTGGTTTTGATGGTCACACTCCTGCGTTTGTGGCAAATAAACCAAATATAAAAACAAATTAATTTTTGAAATTTCGCCTAAATTTCTTGTAAATGGCCTTAATTTTTCACTAAATAATAACAGCAAAAATATGTAGTCCACAATAGTGGAAGCGGCTCGAGCCATCATAGAAGGGGCAACGGAATAGTCTGGAGAAAACGGTGGGGTTCCGCCAGACCATATTTTTGTTAGACAGAGTTCGGGGAGTAGGGAAACCTACTCCCCTTTTTTGTTTTTATAAATATGAGAAATATATATTAAAACGAGGTTTATATGTTAGCATTTTCTCAATATCTTGAATTAATCACTGAAGAAAAAGAAGATTCTGGTTCTATGACTTCTTTCAGAGGAAGATTAAGCGAATTAGCCTTTGTTCACGCTTTTAATAGATATCATGAATTATTAAACAAACATAAAGATCATAAAAAAGCAATTCAAGAGTTATCTAGAGAACAACATTTAGATCCAAAAAACATAGAAAAAAATCATCCTTTTAAAGACGCAATACAAAATATTGCTAAATAAATAGGACACAAAGAAGCAGATCGAACTCTTTGGGATTCTCATCATTCAGCTTTAGCAACAATTAATCATATCCATAATATTTCTGGAGGCATAACTGGTAAACCCGTTTGGGCTGGTCCAGACGCTTCAGGAAAAACTGCAGAAGCTGCTTCAGGATATAGTTCTCCAGCAGACATGTTAGTAAATACTAAAAAAGGTTGGCATCATATTTCGTTGAAGTATTCAGCAGAAGAAAAAGACAAACCAACAAAATTAACTCAAACTAATGCTAAAAAATTAATAGATCATGTTCAAAAAGCACATGTTGAAAATTTTGGAGAACGAGATAAAAATTTAGATTCTGGATATGAAAATTTAATGAAAGGATATGGTTCTTCTGGGTTAAAAGATGAAAAAGTAGCTAGAACATTAAATGCTGCAGGATTCGCACAAGATAAAAACACAGGGGAATTTTCCAAAACTGCATTATCAAAATTAGGTAGATATGCTTCAAATTTACAAAGCGGAAAAGACGCTAAAAGACATGATAAATTTAGAAACGAATTAAGAAATCATTTTTTAAAAAATGGTATTTCTGAAAAAGATCATGATAAACATATAAAAAATTTAGCTAATGTTTACGATAATGTTATTAAATCTAGTAAAACAAATGCTGGCGCTAGATTTATGGATGCTTTTCATAATGCAACAAAAAGAATTTATAACGAAGGTAAATCAGGTCAACACAATTTATTTAAAAGTATTTTTAATATAAATCCTCCTGGACAAGGAAAAGTTTTAGTTGTAAAAACAAAAAGATCTTCAGCAAAAGGAACAGAGTTACCAAAAGTTTCTGTTGCAGATCATGCAAGAACTTTGGATGATCGTTTAGGTAAAGATTCTGAGAACCAAGCATATGATAGTGTTAAAGCTGGAGGAACTAGTACATCTACTATTTCTACTAGAGATGGTGAAGTTTTAGGTCGTCTTTCTCTTGACACAGCAAAAAGTTCTCCTCAAATTATTGGTATGTCTGGAGGAACGATTGACAAATTTGATTCTATCGATCACCAACATCCCTCAAGACAACAAACCCCTTCCTCACCAGCACCAATTAAAAAAGGTAAAGCAGTAAGTACAAGAGTTGCGCCGAATGGTTATCCGGAACACATGCACCAAGCGCATAAAGATTCAATGTATATGGGACATATAGACACATGAGAATAGACTTTAAAACATTCCTTACAGAGCAAGAAGAAGTTAAAGGTAAAGCATTAAAGCATCTAACTCACGTTGAAGATCATGTTATTCATGGTGGTCATGAAGGCGTGCAACTTGCTGATGAGCATCTTCGTGGTATGCATGATATGTTACTTGGTAAAAATTCTAAGTTACATGCATCAACAAAGTATGATGGTGCTCCTTCTATTGTATTTGGAACACATCCACAGACTGGTCAGTTTTTCGTAGCTTCAAAGTCAGCGTTTAATAAAAATCCAAAAATTAATTATACTGAAGAAGACATTGAAAAGAACCATGGCCATGCTCCTGGATTAGTTGAGAAACTAAAACATGCATTAAAATATCTTCCTGGTATTATGCCTAGAACTGGTGGAGTATATCAGGGCGATCTTATGCATACTGAAGGTGATGCTCAAACACAAAATGGTAAAACTTCTGTTACTCCAAATACATTAACATATTCTGCTCCTGCTGATTCTGTTGAAGGTAGAAACTTAAATAAGAAACTTGGTATTGTTGTTCATACTCAATATAAGCATACAGCTAATGGTGGACGTGGTGGCCTAGAATCTATGAATGCTGGGCCATTACAACCAAAAGATCGTGCTAAATTTAAAGAACATCCAGATGTTAATAACATTGACCCAACAATCGAAGTTAATCCATCAAACTATTCTCCAATTGAACAACAAGCATTTTTAAATCATATGGAAAAAGCTAAGAGAGTTTATTCTGCTATGAAACCAGAAGCTATGGAAGCTCTTGCTGGGCATGGGGAACAGATGGAAGCTCATGTCAATAATATGATTAGAACAGGTGGAACTCCATCTGTGCAAGGTTATATGGATCATTTAACTGCACGTCATCAAAAAGATGTTGATAAAGTTAAGACCGAAGCAACAAAACAGAAAAAAATACAAGCACATGCTGATCTTATGAGTCATATTAGTAAAAACAGAGAACATTTTGATAAAGCATTAAAACTTCATGGTCATTTGCAAGATGCTAAAAATATTCTAACAAACGTATTGGCTAAAAATAGTCAGTATGAACACAGCGTTGCGGGTGAACCAACTGGACCAGAAGGAACAGTTGTAGTTGATAAACAAGGTAATGCTTCAAAATTCAACAATCGCAGAGAATTTAACAGATTAAACTTCTTAAAGGGCGCATTCCAGAAACAACAGGTGGCAAATGCTGAAGTTCAATAACTATTTTTTAACAGAAGCTGATAACACAACCCATGTTATGACATTCATGAGGGCCAACCCTCCAACTATTGGTCATGAAAGAGTTGTTAATCATGTCACTGATCTTGCGAAAGGATTAGATGCCGGTCATTCTATTGTTCTTTCTCATTCTCATGATGGTGATAAGAATCCTCTAACGCCTGAACAAAAACTAAGACATGCTAAGATTGCTTTTCCTGGAGCTAATGTATCAACTTCTTCACCCGAAGCTCCTAGTATATTATATAAATTAGCGGAACTTCACAAAAAAGGCGTTAGAAATTTACATCTTGTTGTTGGGCAAGATAGAGTCGACCAATTTAATAAATTAATAAACACGTATAATGGTCAAGAGGGCGGTTATGGATATTACAATTTTGATAATATCACTGTTCATTCTGCTGGTGGCCGTGATCCGGACGCTGAAGGAGTAGAAGGTGTATCAGGAACTGGTCAAAGACAACATGCAATGACTAATAACTTTGAAGGATTTAGAGCTGGTGCTCCAAGTCGTATGTCAGACGATCAGGCCATGAACCTTATGAACGATATACGTAGCGGTATAGTTCCTAAGAAACCTAGAGCAAAGAAACTCAAAGAAGAAACTGTTGCTGGTGGTGAAATGGTCAGAGGATTTGGTGATGTTTCTGGCAATCCAGCTGTTGATCTAGATCCTTTACAACAATATATAACGACCAATGAATTAGCAAAAGATAAACAAAATGGTGCATTATTAAAAATGATGCGTCAAACGCAAAGTGGATTATTAGGGTTTAAAGAATTTAATCCTATGTCTAGAAGTGGTTCATTAGAATATTTTGATGACGACGATAATCATAATCCACTTCTTAGAGATAAAGTAAGAAATTCCGGAAAAAAGAATAACGTAACCAGAGGTTAATAATGGCACAGTTTCGTAAGGATACACATCAATATCTAGCAGATGGTAAAACAATTTATGAAGTGGTCATGCTAGCTGACCAATATGGTAATCTAGTTGGTCCAGCTAATCCTTCAGGTATGTCAGTTGATGGGTTTGGTCGTGCTAGAACCTCTACACCTTTTACTCTTTTTGACTCTTATCATAGATATAGAGATAACGGTAAAGTAAATGCTGCTAATAATGCTGGTGGAACTTACCTGTTTAATTCTAATACTTCATCAATTGATTGCAAGGTAACAACAACTTCTGGTGCTTATGTTTATCGTGAAACTAAAAAAGTTTTTTCTTATCAACCAGGTAAATCATTACAAATTATGACAACCTTTGTTATGAATCCTGCCAAGACAAACCTTCGTCAACGTATCGGATATTTCGGAACAGATAATGGTTTCTTTTTAGAGCGTTCTGCTGCAACAACCAGTGGAGTAAGTTTTGTTAAAAGAACAAAAGTAAGTGGTGTTGTTCAAGATATTCGTGTTGACCAAGCTGATTGGAATATTGACAAACTAGATGGTACTGGCCCATCATTGTTGACTTTAGATCTAGATAACCCACAGATTCTGTTTATGGACATCGAATGGCTTGGTGTTGGATCTGTTCGTATGGGATTTGTTATCGATGGACAACTAATTCATTGTCATTCTTTCCATCATTCTAATTTGACTACTTCTCCCAAGGGCGCATATATGCAAACTGCATGTTTGCCTCTTCGTATGGAATTAGAAAACACTGGAACAACAGCTTCAAACAGTACATATAAACAAATTTGTTCTACTGTTATTTCTGAAGGCGGTTACACTTTAACTGGAAGACCTAAAATAGTTTCATCAAATGTTGTTAGTGGCATTGAATTAACTACTCGAGGAACATATTATCCCGTTGTTTCAATAAGATTAAACCCTGATACACCAGATGCTGTAGTTATTCCTAAACAGATCGATCTTTTACCCTTAACAGCTGCAGAATATCAATATAAGATAATTAAGGGAGCAACAATAGGTGGAGCTGTCTGGGCAAACGTGGATACTGATTCAGCAGTTCAATATAATTCTAATACCACTGCTACTATATCAGGCGGAGAAGAATTAAATACTGGATATTTGACCTCTACAGTGCAAGGTGGCGGTTCTCTTGGCCTTTCTGATGTAGAAATATTTAAATATCAATTAGAAAGAAACACCTTCGCGAACACTACAACGACTTTTACTCTTGCTGCGACTTGTAGAACATCCACTAGTAATGTCGCAGGAACCATTATGTTTGAAGAAATCACCTAATATATAAATAAACTGTCAATGCGATAAGGTCATCGGCAGACTCGCATTTTATAAGGAAAGCCCAAGGGAAACTCCGTATGAAAAAATATAACGAATACACATCTCAGCTAGTCGGCGAGTCTGTCGAGACCATTTTAACTGACAAAGCCAAGCTATCTCTTTATAAGAAATCCTCAAATTCAGACATTCCAGTCAGTATACTTGAAGAAGTATACCGTAGAGGTTATACAATCTGGAATGATAAATTCGGCGGAACACCAGAACAATTTGCTTTTGACAGGGTGAACTCATTCATTGCTGGTGGATTCGCAGCACAATTAGACGAAGACCTATTAGATAAAAAACGTGGTCTTTGGGACAATATTCACGCCAAACGTGCCAGAATTAAGGCAGGTTCTGGAGAGCGTATGCGTAAACCAGGATCAAAAGGCGCACCAACTGATGCAGCACTTAAAGCATCTCAGAATGAAGATGCTGATCCTTGCTGGACTGGATATAAACAAGTTGGTATGAAAACGAAGGGCGGAAAGAAAGTCCCTAATTGTGTTCCTGTCAAAGAAGAAGAAGAATTGAATAAAAAGGTTATGACTCCCGAACAGATTGCAGATAAACATGGAGTTTCGGTCGAGTCGATTAACAAGTGTCTTAAAAGAGGCATTCAAGTAGAAAAAGAACATACAACGCATGCTGAAGAAGCTAGAAGAATTGCTCTAGCTCATTTAGGTGAAGATCCAAATTATTATAAGAAACTAGATAAGGCTGGTCTTGAAGAAGACGCTGAAGCGCATTCAAAAGATTTCAGAAAACCATCATCAAGATTTATAGGGAGCAACGAATTGGTAGACATTTATAAATCACAGACTCCAGGTCAGATCATTAAGAAAGTCATTCGCGAACATCTTCAGGAAGTAGCAATGGCAATGCCTCCAGCAGTAACTCCACCAGCAATTGTTGGTCAAGTTAGACCAGGAGTCAGAGTTGCCCCTAGACCAACAGAAGTTTCTGGTAGAGCAGCAGGTAGAATATCTGGTCAAACCGGATCTATGTCAGCAAGACCAAACGTAAAAGTTACTTCAGGAGTTCAACCATCTATTGAAAGATCTTGGAAAACTTCCGGTAGAGCATCGGTAGGAACTGGTGGTGGTTCTATGTCAGCAACTCCTAAAGTTTCTACATCATACTCACAAGGCGGTGTTAATGTTGGTAAAGGAATGGCGGCATCAAAACAAACCAGTCCAGTTGTTAAGGGAATGACTGATGCTGGTCGTTCAGCTGTGGCTGGCGTAGAAAAAGCTGCTCCAACATTGACCAAAGGTCTAGGAACTGTTGCTAGAATTGCTACTGGTCCAGCTGCTACTGCTGCTATGGCTGTTATGTCCCCAACTCCGGCTGGCGCAGGAGAAGACGAAAAGAAGAGACAGGAAACTCTAAAGTCATATAATCCATATAAGGCATCTGGTCGTTCTGTTTCTGATTATGAAAAACAGACACTAACTCCACAGAAATATGAAGCACCAAAAGCTCCTGCAGCACCAAAGGTTGATGCGCCTACTCCTCCATCAAGACCAGAATTCTTCAGCCGTGGCGAAGCATTCAAGGCTGCTAGAGAAAAAGCTGGTGGTAGTGAAGGTCAGTT